AGCAGATTAAAACCTGCTGATGAGGAGATTGACAAGATATGGAAATCTCAATATGCTCTAAAGCCCTTCATTGATCCTAGTAATTTTAAATCTTATGAAGAACTCAAAGAGAAACTTAATAAGACACTTACTGGACAAAGAAGTACCGAGTCTGTAGAAGATATTGACCTCCCACCTGTCAGTAACGACATACCAACGTCTTCTAACAACTCGGTAGAGAAAGTAGAATCGTCTAACGAAAGCGATGACCTTTCGTATTTTAGTAAACTAGCTGAAGACGATTCTTAATCTATCTCTCTCACTTTCTCAAATAGGGGTGGCCTTCGGGCCACCCTACTAAATGTTCACGTTTTGTTCTCATTTTACATACCATTTTTATGCTTGACAAAAGCCGTATTTTCTGATATACTGATAGCGTATAAAACAAAAAAACGGAGATAGAAATATGAACAACAAATTAAATAGTAAAATCATCACAAAATCAGTTAAGGAATTTACTGATTTAAAAATAGACAAAAAGATTAAATTAGAACCCTCTTTTCAAAGGGGTACAGATGATGTGTCATCTTGGAATAATGAAAACAAAAAAGATTATATCCATTCTACACTTGTAGGTACTGCTACAAACTTCATACACCTTGTTGATGTTGACAAGGCTCTTCTTTACAACGAAGGCGGTGATCCCGAGTCGTATGAATATTTTGCTAAATTGTCTTTAGAAGAATTTAAATACTTATCTATTGATGGTAACAACAGATCAATTGCTTTGAAAGATTTTAGAAACAATGAATTTAAAATGTATCAAAGAGAATATCCTTATGATAGAGGTGTTTTTGATATTACTTCAAAATATGCTACATACAGCACGATACCTAGTAGATTGAGAGAAATTTTTGACGAAACAAAAATTAACTTAATTGTATATTCAAATGTTACATTAAAACAATGTTCAGAATTGTTTAGAGATGTAAATAGAGGTAAGTCATTGAACGATCAACAATTCAGACAATCATACCTATGTGAAACGGCTAATTTTGTAAGATCAAAAAGAGCAACATACATCAAGTCATTACAAAACTTTGTAAGTCCTGGTGATATGAGAGAACTTAATGGCGATCAGTTTATTGCTAAAATGATAAGTTATGCTTACTATAATGATTTTGATAAAACAAAATTAGATAATCTTTATTTTAATGCTAAGAATGGTCACGTTGAAAAATTAAGATTGTTTTCTAAAAACAACCCACCATTTTTAAGTGTGTTGCATAACTTTTTTACAGACATCAAAGTCGGTACAAACAAGTTATCTGCTAATGCAGTATTTGATTATTTCAAATTGTTATTAGATTATGAAAACGAAAATGTAAAAGTAAATAATCATAAAGAGTTTTACAAATTATGGTTAGAGGCATACGAAGACCTACAAACAGATATAACACCAAAAACAATTGAAGGTTATGATTCTCAATATACTTTTGCTGAGACCGTAAAGAAAATACCAATGACATTTTACAATTTCAGACAGAATGAGATTAAGAGTAAAATAGAGTCAGTTGCTATTGACAAAGGTTACCTTATTCAACAAGGTGATCCTAAAGACAGATTTTTTACAACAACACAGAAATACTTGTTGTGGAAAAAACAAGGTGGTAAATCACCTGCTACAGGTAAAGAAATACCTTTAACTGAAATATATGACCATACAAAATGGCAGGCAGATCATATTATACCTTGGGACCAAGGCGGTGAGACCACTATTGAAAATGGTCAATTGATTGAGGCTGTTATTAACAATCAGAAATCAAATAAATTAATCGCCTAAAACGTCTTTAAGTGGTCTTCGGTTAGTATCAGAAATTTCATATTTCGTTTTATACACCAAGCATACGCCGTTGACCACTTTCTTCTATTTCTCTCATAAGTAATCAACGCATTTTTATAAGTACGGGTTTCACGTAAAGGTTTTTTAGGTTTGCGTGTTTGTGCTTTAGGTTTGATTTCAACAATAAACTTTTTGAACGTGCCGTTTGATTGTCTAACTTTCATGTAGAAGTCAGGATAATATCTATGTGGTCTATTGTCAATTGAGCGATAAGAAATTGCTATTTCCTCACTACCCCATTCTACAACTGCCCTAGTTTTATCACAATATATCATAAAACGTTTCTCCCAACTAGACCTATAAATAATGTTGTTTACATTGCCTTTGTATTTCTGTGGGTTGAGTGGTTTGTATATACCTGAATAAGGGCGTTTATCTATATTCTTCAACTTCTTCATAGAATCTATTTATTATCAACATAAATAGTACTATGGCAAGTGTATTTGACACAATCAAACAAAGAGCAGGAGACGCTCAGAAATCTGCTACTTGGTATAGAACGCAAGTAAATAAGATAGCGAGTGGTACAACTGCTAGACAATTGTTTAGACAAAACAAACTAAATGGTCGTCCTAGCGTAGGCAGATTGAACTTGTTTGGGTACAATCCTAAATTAAGAAAAACTCTACCTTATTATGACGTGTTCCCATTAGTGTTGCCATTAGAACCAATATCAGGTGGGTTTATGGGTATGAACTTTCACTATTTACCACCTCTATTAAGATTTAGACTATTAGAACGTATGCAGGCAACAGCGTCTGATAGAAGATTTGATAAGAATACAAGATTTGAAGTTGCCTATGATGATGTAAAGAATATTAAAATAGTAAAACCAACAATAAAGAAATATTTGTACTCATATGTACAGACAGGTTTTTTAAGAATAAATGCTGACGAGGCTGCAACAGCGATTTATCTACCTGTACAAAGATTTAAAAAGGCGTCTGTAGGACAAGTTTACGCAGATAGTAGGAGATTTATTTAATGTCATTAATTAGTATAGGTAAAAGAATAGGTGACATGGATATACGATTAGGTATACCACCTAGTAAACCACAATTTAGCACAACAGAAACAAATAGAAGATTCTCATACAACAACGTATCATCTAATTACAATTCTGTATTCAATGAATTTAGATCAGGCATAACACAAGCAGGTGGTATGGCTAGACCTACACAATTCTTATGTACAATTGATGGACCACAAAGTAAAGCATTACCACGTGATTATGTTTATGCTGATCCTACAGGTGGTAAAAAACAAACTGCTAGATTAACAAAAAGTGGTAGATTAGCAGGTGCAATAAAAGATAATTTACAATTAAGAATGGACCTATTCTGTTCTAACGTATCACTACCAGGTAAAACAATTACAGATGATGTAAATGAAACGTTTTATGGTCCTAAAAGAGCGATAGCAAAGAATGTTAGCTTTGAAGAGGTCACACTAGAATTTTATACAAGTGTTAACTATGATGAACGATTGTATTTTGAAGCATGGCAAAACTCTATTGTAGATCCTGTAAGTCATAATGTAGGTTACTATGATGACTATGCTACACCGTGTAAGATTACGATTACACCTTTACATAAATCATTTACAGCAGCCCTTGCTAATTTTGAGCCATCAGGTGACGCAGTAAAAGATAGAGAAAAAATACGTAAGAGTTTAGGTGACTCATCTGGCTTCACATCATTTCAGGTACAAATGTACGAAGTGTGGCCTAAAACTATTGCTTCTACACCATTGTCATATGACGCTCAAAATCAATTAGTAAAAACAAGTGTAACATTTACATACAGAAATTATGCTACATCAGCATGGAACTATTTAAGAGATAATTCAACAGTAGAAAATAGAAGATATAAAAAGAATAGATTAGAATATAGAACAAACACTACAGCGATACAAACAAACTTTTTAGACAACTTACCATTTGGTATAGGTAACGAGTTAGGTAGAGCAGGTAGACAGGTCTATGAGAAGTTAAGAAGAAATTTGCCTATTGGGCGAGTAACGGGAGGACGTGTGTTCCCGAAAGGTCTACCAGACCCTAAAATCATACGTGATTTATTATATTAATAAGGAGTAAATAATGCTTAATTTTATGAAGACGCCAGAGCATGACTTGATGTTATCAAATAATGTGAAGGTAAAATACAGACCATTTTTAGTAAAAGAAGAAAAGATTTTACTATTGTCTGTAGAAAACAATGTAGAGCAGGAGATGATTGATACACTAATCAAAACTGTTCAAACTTGTGTATTGACAGACGGCATTGATGTAACAAAGATACCAGTTTACGATTTTGAATGGTTATGGTTAAACATAAGATCAAAGTCAATAGGTGAAACAGTACAATTGAAACTGAAATGTCCAGATGATGAAACACAGGTTGTAGATTATGATTTTAATATTGAAAGTGTAAAGCCAGACTTTAGTAAAAAGATTAATACATTTATACCTTTTTCTAAAGATTATGGTGTAATAATGAAAGTGCCGACCATAGTAGAGGTAGCAAATAAAAATACTATCATAGACTTATCGGTCAATTTGATAAGGGATTGTATTGCTCAAATTTACAATGGTGATGAAGTGTTTGAAACTTCAGACCTTGAACCAAAAGAACTTGAGCAGTTTGTAGAGAACTTGACAATACCACAATTCAAAAAATTAAAAGACTTTTTTGAGGAATTGCCTATTATAACTCATACAATCAAATACAAGAACCCTAAATCAGGTAAAGAGCACGAAATGTTATTGCAAGGAGCGTCTGATTTTTTTCAGTTACCCTCTTACATGAAAGCCTAGAGAGTTTTTATAGAACAAACTTTGCTTTAATGCAATACCATAAATACTCATTAGGTGACCTTGAAGGAATGTTACCATGGGAGAGGGAGATATATGTTGAACTATTAGTACAGCATATAAGAGAAGAAAACGAGAAAATAAAAGAAAAACAAAAAGGGAGATAATATGAACTTTTTAAGAAATTGGCTGGCAACAGGTTGGTCAGGTTTTAAACACGGATGTAAATCACT